GCAAACTTCGAAGCGACTCCACCAGTTCTTAATAACGCAGCTGAATTAGCTGGTGTTGTTAGAACTGCACATGGATCGGTAGAACTTGCTGCTGGAGACAGTACAGACAATGACATTGTTATGTTAGCACCTATTCCTAGTAATGCGGCTATTCCACAATTATTTGTGGGATCAGACACATTCGGTGGTTCGTGTACATTCAATGTTGGTATATACAAAACTGATGGAACAGTTAAAGACGAAGATGCTTTTGCAACTTCAGTAGCTGATGCTGCTGGAATGACAGATGTTCGTTATGAAGTGGCTGATCTAAACACAGGTTCTAAAAAACTTTGGGAACTTGCTGGTGATAGTTCAGACCCAGGAGGATACTTCTATATTGCGATTACTTTTGACGCAACTGGTGGTACTGCTGGAACTTTAAATTGGAATATTAATTACGTAGTTAATTAATAGATAATTAAGATAGGGGAGAAATCCCCTATCTTTTAAATAGATTTTGGATTATAAATTATTATGGCATCAATAGTAAACATTTGTAACGGAGCATTAAATCAATTAGGTGCAACAACTATTCTTTCACTTACGGAAGATTCAAAAAATGCAAGACTATGTAATGCTAGATATACTCAAGTAAGAGATGCTCTTTTTAGATCACACCCTTGGAATTGTTTACAAAAAAGAATAGAGATTGCAGCAGACACAGATACACCTGCTTGGGGATTTAGTTCTCAATATACCTTACCTGCAGACTGTTTAAGATTATTAAGAATATTAGATTATGATTCTAATCATAAAGTAGAAGGTAGAAAGATTTTAAGTAATGCTTCTTCAATGAAAATTTTATATATAGCAAGAATTACAGACCCCAATGAATATGATGAATTATTAAGAGAAACTTTATCATCTGCATTAGCAGCAGATATAGCATACGGAGTTACATCTTCAAATCCTGTAACTAAAAATATGTATGAGTTGTTTCAAGATAAATTAAGAGATGCTAGGTTTGTAGATGCAACTGAAGGTCAAAATACATCACCTGATCTTGGTATGACAGACGAAATAGAATCTAGTACCTTTATTAACTCAAGGTATTAACACATGGCACGAGTTGCAGCACAGCTGACCAACTTTACAGGTGGAGAACTTTCACCACGTTTAGATGGTCGTAATGATCTAACCAAGTATTCATCAAGTTGTAAACGATTAGAAAATTTTATTGTTTACCCACATGGTGCGGCAGCAAGAAGATCAGGTACTACTTTTGTTGCTGAAGTAGCAAGTAGTGCTAACAAAACAAGATTAATCCCTTTTGAATTTTCTACAACTCAAACGTATATGCTTGAGTTTTCTAATCTTAAAATAAGAGTTTATAAAGATGATGGTTCTGTTTTAGAAGGCGACAAAACTATTACTGGTATTACTCAAGCTAATCCTGCTGTAGTAACTGCTAGTTCACATGGTTATGAAAATGGTGATGAAGTTGTTATTACTGCTGTTGCAGGTATGACAGAAGTAAATGGTAAAAGATTTTTAGTTGCAGATAAAACAACAAATACATTTGAACTACAAGACAAAAATGGAGTAGATATAAATAGCACAGGATTTACTGCTTATAGTTCTGGTGGTGTATCTAATAAAGTTTTTGAAATTACAACACCTTACACAACTGCACAACTTTTTGATTTAAAATTTGCACAATCAGCAGACGTTATGTACATCACTCATCCTTCACACGAAGTAGAAAAATTATCTCGTACAGGTCATACGTCTTGGACATTAACAGATGTAGATTTTACTAAAGGACCAATGCAAGATGCTAATACAACAGATACAACTTTAAACCCTGGTCAATCAGCAGTAGGAACAGGTATAGCTTTAGTTGCTTCTGCGGTTACTGGTATTAATGGTGGTTCAGGATTTCAATCAACAGATGTTGGAAGATTTGTTTTTTTAAGTGGAGGTTATGCAAAGATAACAGGTGTTACTGATACTACAAATGCAACGATTACAATTATTACAGCTTTATCTGGTGCTAGTGCTACAGCAGATTGGAGACTAGGAGCTTTTTCAGATACCACAGGACATCCTTCTTGTGTTACTTTCTTTGAACAACGATTAGTATTTGCAGGTACAACAGATCAACCACAAACAATATTTTTTTCAAAGTCAGGTGATTATGAAAACATGGATGCGAACATTGGCGGTACTGTAGCCGATGATGATGCAATTATTTATACCATAGCTTCTAACCAAGTTAATGCTATTAGGTTTATGACTGCTACAAGAACTTTAATTATTGGTACAGCAGGTGGTGAGTTTACAGTATCAGGAGGTGGTACAGATAGTGCTATCACACCAACAAATATATTAATTAAAAAACAATCTAACCATGGTGCAGCTAATGTAGATTCTATTGCAGTAGGTAACGTAACTTTATTTCTTCAACGAGCTAAAAGAAAAATTAGAGAGTTAGCTTATAACTTTGATGTTGATGGTTACATTGCACCTGATATGACTATTCTTGCAGAACATATTACTGAAGGTGGACTAACACAATTAGCTTATCAGCAAGAACCTAATCAAATTGTTTGGGGAGTTAGAAATGATGGTGAACTTATAGGTCTAACGTATCAAAGAGAACAGCAAGTTACAGCATGGCATAGACATATTTTTGGTGGTCGATTTGGTAATGCTACAATTACAGTTACTGATTATGCAAACATAGCTGATGGTACACGAATAGTTTTAACAAAAGCAGATGGTACAACTACAACTTTTACATCTGCTACATCTTCTACGACTGGTAAATTTCATACTACATCTAGTAACAACCAAACAGCAACTAATTTACAAACATTAATAAACGCTGATTCTGATTTTACAGCAACAGTTAGTAGTAATGTTGTTACGATTACAGAGACATCACCATTGTCTACAGGATTTTTAACTATCACATCTTTAGATGATGATGTCAGATTAGCAAAAACTGATGAAGGTAAAGCAGTTTGTGAAAGCATTTCAGTTATACCTACAGATGATTCTGAATATCAAACGTGGGTTATTGTTAAAAGAACAATCAATGGTGCTACAAGAAGGTTTGTAGAATTTATTAATAACTTTGATTTTACAGAAACAGATAACACAACATTTAATTTTTTAGATAGTGCATTAGCTTATAGTGGTTCAGCTGCTACAACCATTTCAGGTTTAGATCACCTTGAAGGACAAACAGTTTCTATATTAGCAGATGGTGCAACACATCCTGATAAAACAGTAGCAAGTGGATCAATTACATTAGATCGTTCAGCAACTAATGTTAAAATAGGTTTAGCTTACAAATCAATATTACAAACGATGAGATTAGATGCTGGTTCTCAGAATGGAACATCACAAGGTAAGACAAAAAGAATATATGAAATTACAATTAGATTGTTTGAATCTATTGGTGTTGAGGTTGGTGAATCCCTTACTAATATGGAAAGAATACCATTTAGAACATCATCTGATCCTATGGATGAAGGTATACCTGTGTTTACTGGGGATAAAGCTGTAGAATTTAGAGGTAATTACGATACTGATGGCTTTATCTTTGTTAGACAAACTCAACCTTTACCTTTAACAGTATTATCTTTATACCCAGAGTTACAAACCAATGACTAAAAATTTATTACAAATAGTTCCTTATATCTCAACTCATGGTAAGATCATTCTTGCTAATCAAATGAACCACGTTCTTATGGATAAAGATGCACAATATGATGGAGATGCTATGCAGTTAGAACAGAATGGTTTAGCTTATACTTGTATTATTAATAACGAACCTATTGCATCTGCAGGTATGAAAATCATTTGGGATGGTGTGGCAGAAGGTTGGGTGTTAGCGACAAGTAAAGTGTGGAATCACCCGCTAGTTATTGCTAGAGCTATTAAGAAAAATTTTGCAAGACTAGCAAAAGAAAATAATATAAAAAGAGTACAAACAGCTGTAAGAGCTGACTTTAAAATAGGTTTAAAGTTTGCTTCATGGCTTGGTTTACAAAACGAAGGATTGATGAAACATTATGGTTTTGATGGTTCAGATCACTTCAGATATGCGAGGATTTTTTAATGAGTTGGTTAGCACCAGTAGTAGTAGGAGTATCAGCAGTAGCGGGTGTACAACAAGCAGGTGCTATTGGAAAATATACACAATCTGCTTTTAATAGAAAAGCTAAAGTAGATGAACAAAAAGCAGAAGCTATAGAAAATCAATTAACATTAGATTTATCAACATTTGATAAAAAATTTCAACAACTAGAAGGAACAACAGTTGTTAATACTAACAAGTCAGGAGTTGTAGAAGGATCAGGTTCTTCTCAATTAATTAAATTATCTAATCTTTTTGAAGCAGAAATTGAAAAAGATAAGATGCGTTACAATGCGGAGATAGGTAAAGCTAGAGCATTTGAAAGTGCAGCTTTCGCTAGGATTGAAGGAAGCATTGCAAAACAAAGATCACGAATGGAACAAATAAGTATAGTAAGTAGTGCTGGATCAAGTTTGTTATCAATGACTTAAGGATAATTATGCCAAAGATACCCACATATATATCTCAAGGAAAAATAACAACAGAGACTGCAAGTGTTGGTAGTGTTCCTAGAATATCACCAGGTGAAAATATATTTAGAGCAACTAAACCTGTTACAGATTTTTTAACGAA